AAGACTTCATCAGATCAGTTGTGGTCATTTGATTACAGAGAGCGGCGAGACAAAAGTATTTAAGAACAATCGTATCACTGAGTTGATGAGTATCTTGGAAGAAGTGGACGGGAAGGTTATCATCTGGGCCAACTATCGTCAAGACATTCGCACTATCTATGATACTATTTCTAAAAAGTATGGCAAAGAAACAGTGGCTACGTACTACGGTGATACCCCTGATGAAGAGCGCCAAGGTATTGTTCAAAAATTTCAGGACAAGGACTCATCGCTTCGATACTTTGTTGGTAATCAACAGACAGCAGGGTATGGACTGACACTCACGGCGGCCAGTACAGTGGTTTATTATTCGAATAACTATGACTTGGAGAAAAGAATACAATCCGAGGATCGCGCACACCGGATCGGACAGAAAAGTAATGTTACTTATATAGATCTGATTGCTGAAAAGACAGTGGACGAGCGAATAGTAAAGGCTCTTCGTAATAAAATCAACATCGCAAGTAAAGTTTTAGGCGAAGATTTTAAAGAATGGTTGACTTAATCTGTTATATGCTTATATAATAACTTAATACAAAGGAGAAAGTATGTATATTGATAAATATAAAGTAGAAAACTACGGTTCCACTTGGAACAATGGCAAAGAAAAAAAGAACCAGTTAGTTGGTTCGATGTGTGGCGAAGATATTGATATTAAAAAGCTAGTACGTATGCTTGAAGAGTATCATGAAACAATAAATGGTGAGTATCATCACAAAGATATTGATCTTACTATAACGATTAAGGAAAGGAAATAATGGATACAAGTAAATTTAAATCAGTGACTATCTCAATTGAAACTTGGAAAAAATTACATGAGATAGCGGAAAGAGATATGCGGTCGGTTAGTCGAACGATAGAATACTTGGTGCACGAACACCGGTACTTTGATAGAAAACTAAAAGGCGAAACAGATCTCACTCCTGAAAAATATTTCAAGGAGGAACACAATGGGTAAAGTAAAAGCACTGCTCATGGAAATGGAAGAGGATGCTGAGAGTATGTCTGCTGAAGAGTGGATGAAAAAATGGGGAGCTGATGAGCTGCACATTTGGTCACGTATTCAGTGGGAACTTGGCAACGATAATGTTGATGAGCAATATCTTGCGATCACTAAACCGCAAGGAACTGCATGAAGATGTGTAACAATTGTTCACGTAAATATGTGCAAGACTTAATGATTTGTGTGCAAGAAGGTAAGCACAAAGGTAAACCTATGTATTGGTGGTACTGTATCAGATGTTACAACTTGCTAGACTTGGGTTAATTTGTTTGACTGTGATCATTTGTGTTTGGATCTTCGTACTTCATTCTCCCTTCAGGATGTATGTAAAAGAGTGCGAACGAGAGCATGAGTATTACAGTAAAGAAATGTGTATGTGGATGTACATGGAAATGAGAAAGGAGGAGTCATGGCTAAGAAGAATACTCTTAGAGCTAGGCTCGTAAAAGAATATGAGAAGGCATCAAAGTCTGCTCTCAGAGATCCCAGAACTGTGGAGCAAATGGCAACAAGATTGCGTTGGGAACGATTACATAGTATACTTAGGAGGCGTTATGATTATTTGCCACAATTGCAAAGGTAATGGGTATCTCCGGTTATCATTTGAATCAGAGGAATTCATTAAACAGTGTACGGTTTGTCACTCACAAGGGGAACTCGATGAAAGTGAGCACTACCACCAAGCGTGGAGTGGTGGGCTTTCGAATGACCTCGACAACTTCTACTGGGGACCACCGCTTGATCCAGAAGGGTTCAAAAACTACAAAATTTATTCCAAGTGAACCTGTTATAAAGTTTGAGGGCGAACCACCTTTTTAACATAAAATACTCCGCTTGGTTCGTTCTTGAAGATAGGGGCCAATTCCTCCGGCCCCTTTTCTATTTACTTTTCTCATAAAATAACTTAAAATAACGCACGAACAAACAAAGGAGATCTATGAGTATTAGATTGCCCAACAGTCCGGTTCGGAAAATACAAGAGTGTCTAAAATGTGGCACAATTTCAGTAAAATTTTGGAAACAACAGTACGATCGTAGCTACACAAAAGAAGAATGGGCTACTATTTTAGCTGAAGGTCACGCTGTTTTACGCAAAATTATGAAACCTGTACAAGAAGATCCGAAGTTTTTTATAGATTAGTAAGATGTATTTAAAGTTTTAAGCTAAACTTTTATACACAAAACTTTTATTTTGAAGTAACCAAGTAACTTTTACACTCAACTTACTGAAATATAACAATAATATAGGTTACTTATACAGTAACTTACAGTTACCTGCCTTGTTAAATAAGTAACCGACAAAATAATTTGTGTTTTACTTTTAAAACAACTATATACTTTTGAGAAAGTACACTAAACTTATCGTATGAATAAAAGATTAACTGTTAAACAAATAAAGTTTGTTAATGAATTAGTGCGTGAAGATGGTGCTATCACACCGACAGAGGCGGCAAGGCGAGCAGGTTATGCTATTGATAGAGCTAGAACTACTGCATCCGAGCTACTAAACGTACATAAAAATCCAGAGGTTGTAAGGTATTTGGATGAACTTAAAAAAGAAATGCAACACAAAACTCAAGTTACTTTTGATCGTCATGTAAGAAGATTAGATGAGCTTTCCCGTGCAGCACAAGATGATAAAGCCTGGTCAGCCTCAGTCCAAGCAGAAAAGAATAGAGGACAGGCAGCAGGGTTTTATAATCATACACAAAACATACACACACTAAACTCCATAGACACAATGAGTTTGGAACAAGTACAATCAAGATTAAAAGATATACGCAAACTGTACGGCGATATAATAGACGCTGACTTTACAGAAATCCCTGAGATTGAACAAAAAAAAGAGGGCTAGATAGCCCCCTCATTTAATATATTTCTAATATCTTTAAGCAATTCTTGTCCTTTATCTGTTAGCCCACAATCATCATCAAAAAATTCTTCAAGTGTACTATCATCAAGATATTCCCCAAACATATTTAATAATAAATGTGCCATGTCATTTGTTTCAATACTCATCTTACTTTATTTTATCTCCTCTATTTTTATAAGTTTTTTTAATTTATTCCAAACTTCCTCCTCTGAATTAGCATCTATTTCTAGACCACCAATAAATTCATCTTCATTGTGGTCTTCATCAAAATATAACCAACATTTATAGATTTTGTTCATCTTACTATCCTTTGTAATTTTCCTTTGTATTCAAAAGTATCTTCACCTTTGACAAATGTTTTTCGATCATTAGCTAACCAACCAATGACACCACGATTTTGTGTGTTATAAATATTTAACCACACTAAACTTTTCTTTTTCTTTTTTCTTTTAAATAATAATTTAAATAATTTATTCATAACTTTCCTTTCTCACTAAACTAAACTTACAAGCTAAACTAATCTTCCTTATCAATCAAATCAATAATAGCTTGAAATTCTTTACGAACATCTAAACTATCCCAATCAACAGTTGTATTTATTTCACATATCTCTCTTATTTTTTCTAGCTTTTGATTAGCTAAATCGTCTGGATTATTTCTCATAACTCCTCCTTTAAATATAAAAAAAGGGGGCTTGATTGCCCCCTAATAAAATTAATAATCATCTCCATTACTATGGTAATTATCATACCAATAATTTTCCTCCTCATAAGAGTTCATTTCATAGTCAGGTAAATGATTTGTAGTAATCACAGGATTAATAAAAGATGTTTGTTCTGCTTTAGGGTATTTTTCTTTTGCCTCCTCTAAAGTTTCAAACTCCTCTAAAAAAACCTTGCGTTGCTGTCCAGCTAGAACAGATGATTGGGGGTATATCCCCCAACCATAAACGATATATTCATCATCTGAATATCTGCTTGGCTCAATAGTAAAGTAGTCATAAGCTTTGTGATTTCTCATAAATCCTCCTTAACTAGCTAATGCTTTTTCTTTATTATATTTCATCACAGCTAGGATTTTTTCTTCTCTAGTTTGTTTAACTCCTTTGATATTGTCAAGCATAGACTTGATACTATCAGGGCTAGATATAACTAGGTCAGTTCCTTTTTGTGCTAAAATATGCTCATTAACAGTCCACCCTAAAGTGTCTGCTAATTCTTTTACTGATGACAAGTTTTTATAAGATTGAATAGCATTTTTAACAACTTCAACTTGTTGTAAAACTCCCTCAATCCATTTCTCATGACATTGAACAACAGCTTGTTTCGAGTGCAAGTATGCTTGCATTACATCAAATTCTTGACGAGTGCATTTAATTGCTCTTGACCTACAACCACCTGTACCAATTATCCATAAGCTGTACTTATTTTTCCATTGTTCAAGACGATTGCTTTTTTCGAGATAAGTATTCATCTTTTCTCTAGCTGTCGTTAAATGAGGATTACTACTATTATCTTT